TTTCTCCCTTCTGCTAATGGCTCAACCTGTTACTTCCGTCGACTGGATCCTCAAGCAGTCGCATCGCTATCCACTACTGACAGCTGAAGAGGAAATCATCCTGGCGCGTCATGTGCAGAGCTGGTTAGCGCTTGGCGAGCTGGAGGAACCGGATAAACAGCAAAAAGCGACGATCGCTAGAGGACGGCGGGCGCGTGATCGCTTCTTCATGTCCAACATCCGCCTGGCCGTTAAAGTCGCTGGCAAGTATCACAAGTACGCTGGCACGCTCAACCTTGAGGATCTGATCCAAGAGGGTTTGATTGGTCTTGACTCGGCGATTGCTAAATTTGACCCAGAGCTTGGCTACAAATTTTCTACCTATAGCTATTGGTGGATCCGGCAGGGCATCACCCGCGCGATCAACCGTTATAGCCGCATTATCCACCTGCCGATGCAGGCGAATGACGCGATCCGCAAGGCAATGGACTATATGCAACAACAGATGCGCGCCACTGGCAAAATGCCGTCGCTGAACGAGACGGCAGACTACTGCAAGGTCTCAGCGACTTATTTATCCCACTATTTAAACCATAGCGTTAATCTCGTCAGTCTCGATGAGCGGATGGCAAGTGAGCGTGGTAGCGAATACATGGATATCGTTGCTGACCCCAGCAGTATTCAGCAAGAATCAGAGGATTTCGTGCAGTTCGCTGACCAGTTGCATGATGCAGTTGAGCAGCTCAATCCTGTACACCAGAAGGTAATCAAGGAGCGCTACTTCAACAACAAGAAGCTGCCAACGACGTACCGCTGCCTGGCTAGTGATTTAGAGATGACGCGACAGGCGGTACAGCAGCAGCACAACCGCGCCTTGATGAATCTGCGGGTCAAACTGGCAGGCGCTGAAAAGCATGTCGCTGCAAAGCCGCCATCGAAGCACTGTGAGATGCATCAACTGCGTCTAGAACTTACTGATCCTGCAACGCTTCCCGACACTCCAACTCAGCAATGCGCCGCGTAGCACCACGGATGATCAGACTCTGGTGAATGGTGAGCTGCCAAAGCCTTAGGGCATGGGCCATCACTTGATCAGGCGTGCTATTGGCCAACGCACGTTTGCCGCGTTCGAGCTCTAGATGGTGCTCTAATCCCATCTGCGGGGACATCCAATCACCCCAGGCCATAATGAAATGGGACATGCTCACTACAGCTTGCCGTTCGTGGAGCCAACTGTCGAACGGCTACTGACAGAGCGGGGCATGATTTGGCGTGTTTGTGGCTTGGGGTATTGCATTGAACATCAACAGCGTTGGCAGGCTGAGGTGATGTATGAATGCATGCTGGTTGCTAAAGGCTTAAGCAATCAAGCGAACTACCCTGAACAGTTTGACCAAGGGGATTAAGCCGCTGCTGGTGGCTCAGGGTCGTCCATTTCACGGCTTAGCCACAGCCTTGTATTGTCCTCGTCATAACTGATGTAGGTAATGCCATTGGCCATTGCCATCCATACTTTGACGCCAGTTCTGGGCCGTTCCACAGTCCATAGACCGGGCTGAATACGGCGACTGATGTTGGGTGTACTCATGGCTCAGCGATGATGCACCAACCGCTACGAACGCCCTCGACAAGCCAGCGCGGTCCCCAATTGGCTTTGCTGTAGGCAATGCCGCTGCCTTTGCTGTTGAGGTAGGTGCCGCGAACAACGTCCATCTCACCGAATGGGTCGTTGACGATGACATGACCGCTCGTGACGCCGATCACGGTGAGCCAATGGCCACCGCCGGATGGCTTGCTACTGGTCCCGTGATGCAGGAAGCCGCAAGGGATTGGCACGTTGCGTGCGATCTGCCGTTGCAGGTCATCCCAGCCGCCGTTTTGCTTAAAGCTGGCCTTAATGCCGTAATGCGCTAAGGCCTTGAGCTGTGCTTGTACATCAGTGGTATCGCCATAGCGCAGCACCGTTTTCAGGTACTGGTCATCAGCCGCAGCACCGCTGATTACACCAGGGCGAAGGTAGGCCAGGAGCATGGCGCAGCTAGAGCTAAAACACATGCGATTGGCTTGGCCTGCCACGGTCGAATCGCGCTGGCTGTAGTACGGCACCTTGAGCGGCTCACCGGGCTTTTGCTGCGGCGGTACGTTCAGCCGTTGATGACCGCAGAAGACGGCAACCTCGGCAGCACGGCGCCGCTCTAAACCAGCTAAAACCGCCTCGCCTGCATGCACCCACTTCGGTAACTCTTCGCGGACGACATGGCAGGGTTCCTCACCAGCCAAAAGCCGTTTACGCAGCGTGCTGTCTTCCAGTGCGCCGAGACCCAGGTTGTAGGCAAAGCTCACGAGAGCACCGACCTGATTGGGCTTCCAACCCTTGGCCATCGGCAAAAGGTGCAGCACACCGGGGCCAAAAAGGTTTTCGACTTCGTTCTGCAACAGCTCATCGGCAAGGGCTTGGCTGATCGTGTCGCCACTACGCACAGGGGCATCCATCAGCCGTGTCGTACCCCAACCGATCGTCCACTGACCAGCTGGGCACTTGTACGCCTCTAGGACGCAACCTTCGAATTCACGGATTAACTTCAGTGCTGGCGCTACCCACGCTGGCGGCAGCAGCTCTTTTGGTTTGGGGTCGGCGCGGTACAACTCCGCAAATTCAATCAGCACCTCATCGCTGAGTTGACCTTGCAGCCAGTCCCACGCTGCAAGCTGATGCGGCAACTGCTTGAAATGCGCTGCTGCTTGCCGGAGCTGAATTACAGCCATCGTTTATTTCAGGGTTGTGCTGACGTTGCGCAGCACGGCCTTGATCGGGTCGTAAAACTGCACCACTTGCTCGATTTGGCGAGCGGTTGCACCATGACCGGTGGCGCTGGCGATGCTGGCGGCAATCTTGGCGGTCATCACCTCCGGCGTTGCGGTGCGCAGCAGATTGGGCATGTCGCTATCGAGCTGCTCATAAACGAGCGGCAGGGCACGGCGAAGCGGGCGATCAATTGCGGCTTTCGCCAAGGGCTTGATTACAGCCTCGGTTAAACCCATGAACAGAAAAGCCAATAGAGCGTCGCCGAAGGTGCGTAAAGACATGGGGCTAGGTGGTAGGTGGACCATTGCGACGGCTCCGGGTAGCGGAACCATCGGCTGTACTGCGCGGTGACTCCGTAATGAAGGCCCACATGGTTGATGCCGCACCACCAGCGACGGTGAACGCTTGCGTCCATTGATTGCCACACTGGCCTGGGCGGCGCAGCTCACAGCTGGCGACATTGGCGCTAGCCATGATCAGCATGTAGCTGTAACAGCCAACGATTAGGCGCAGAACCAAAGTCACCACGGCAGGGTTGCTCATGGTTTGTGCTCCGCTTCTAGCTTGGTGACGCGCTGCTCTAAGCCATTGAGGCGACCGTAGGTTTCTTTCTGGTCGGCCTTGATATCGGTATGCAGAACCTCTAGGCGTGAGGCGACGTTTTCAACGGCCACCGTCAACCTGACCACCGCATCTCGCGCTTCGGTTGAGCGCTTGGATTGCGAGCCAAAGCCCATCGCTCCAACAGTGATTGCGGCGCCGACGACCGCTGCAGCTACCTCGACCACGGCGACTGGAACCCGATGGATTCAGCGTAACGACAGCTCTTATTTGCCTTGGCCGCGATAGCGCTTACGGCATTGATTGAGACTGGAGGCAGCTAACAAGCTATAGCCTATAAGCAACAACAAACAAAGGCTTAGGAGGGCAACAGAAAGTATCATGCTTCCGGGCTTGAGTTGAGGTACTGGTCAAGTGCATCTAGGTATGGTTGCAAGATTGCTGGGTCTGAAAATAATTGGTTTTCCGGCTTTGGATCGCCGTTGTATTCAGTTTCTCCCTCAATTTCATACCATTGAATCGCGTGGATAGCGGAATCATTAAAGGGCCAATCTGGTAGGCGTGCGGATACTTGATCGCGACGCACCCAGTGATCGACAGGGATCACCGTAACTCTCATGATGCGTTAGCCTCTAACAATGGTGAGTTTAGCTGCGTAGCGGCCAACAAGACTTGCTGGCTGATTTTCTGGGCTTTTACCATCTCATTGCGAAATGATTCAATAGCAGCACCAGATTGCCGGGACTGTTGCGCGTTTTCAATAAGCAGTACGGGCAGCCAAGTGACAGCGCAGCCCCATTCATCAACGTCTTTCCCCGTATTCGGATTTGTACCGCGCACTTGCGTGAACCAGCTGCATTGGATACCTTTGCAGTCGGCTTGGATAAGCGGGCAGAAGTTGCCGGGTTCTAACTTCATTCCTTAATCTTTTGTGGCAATAATAACGTCGACATACTGTACGGCAAAATCCAAAGCGGTGCCTGTGAAGCTGTGGTTGTGCGCCGTACCACCACCTGTATCGCTGGTCAAACCCACTGAAGCAACAGTAGTGTTGCCTCTTAAATCGTAGGCATTAGCTGTGGCGTTGTTTCTATTGAGATAAGTACTTGTAGAAATAAGCGATGTGCCGCCAGTACTAGTATTAGCGATGAAATGGTCGTGAGCTGGTATTTGCGAAACAGTAAGCGTTGTATTACCTACGGTACCCGCTGGTGTTCTACTTGTGAAAACAGTTGAGAACGCAGTTGTACCACCACTGCTAGCACTTCCGCTGACAACACGCAGGGCTTTATCGTTCTGAGTGGTGTCCTTAGTCCATCCAGTAGGCGCATTGGTTTGAACAAATAACAAGCGGGTGCCTGAAGGAAGAATTGTAGTTGCAGATGTTTGCCAGCTCAGTGTTCCTGTGCCATCTGTCGATAAGACTTGCCCGGTAGAGCCATCTGCGCTCGGCAGTGTCCAGGTGACATTGCTCGTAATTGTTGCTGGCGCTTGCAGTGCAACCCAATTACTGCTATCGCTATCAGCAAAACGCAGATCACATTGGGCATTTAGTGTTACATCACCTGTAAGAATTCCACCAGCTTTAGGTAATGCTGCATTGGCTAGGTCGTAGGAGGATTTAACCGAGTTTGGGGTAGCTGCCGTTGTTGTGCTTGTGCTATTTGTTGCATCCGTTAACTGAACTGCGCCTGCATTTGATGTGGTAGCTGCTTGAATTTTGCTACCGCTAATAGCGGCACTAGCGTTAATGTCGGCGTTGACAATCACGCCGCTAGAAATTGCGGTAATGCCGGTATCGCTGATCGTTACATCGCCTGTAACCGCAGTGCTGGTTGCAACGTTGCTTGAGTTGCCGAGAACAATGTTGCCGCTGGTTAGGGCCGCAAGCTTGCTGTAATCGATTGCAGCAGACGCATTAACGTCGGCGTTAACAATCGTGCCATCAGCAATCATCGTGCTGGTGACTGTTCCAGTGTCGCCGGTTGTAATAACGGTGCCGGAAACGTTCGGCAGGTTAATGGTGCGA